CTTTACCTTTTGCTTGTGCATAATACTCTTCTAATGGAAATCTTCCAGTTCTTGAAGTTGTATCAGTATGAAATATTTCTATGGGGGATGGTGTCTTTTCAGAATCTACGATAGTTCTAACATATTTATTTGTTGAAATAAGTTTATTACCTACCTTTAACGGTGTAGGTGTTGTTTCTTTAATTTGTGATAAATTAGATTTCAGATTAACTAATGGCATTATTATAACCCTTCAGTATTTCTTGCTATTTTACTAAGTAATCTCTCTCCTTCTGGATTACTAAATACATTTTCACTAGCACGACCAGCGGCTGCTCCAGCAGCTGTACCAACTGCTCCTGCGGTATTATTTCTAACAAGTCTTGATAATTGTTCTACACTTACACCAACACTTGTTGCTAATGCTTTTCTTTGTAAAACATTCATTTTATTGAACTCAGCTTCACCACCAACTTGTTTAAGAATTTCTTGCATCATTCCTTCTTGATCACCAGTCAATGCTAATTGTCTAGCTCTATCAAGGTTAATTTCTCTACCTAATAACATAGAAGCTTCTAATTGGCCTGCTATAGATGATTCAAAATTAAGTAATGATTCTGATATACTACTTACCGCACTCATATCCAATCCTAATTGTTTAGCCGCAATTCCTGCTCTTATTATATTATCACCACCATCTTTTGCAAATTTAGCAAAAAATTCTGTTTGTTGTGCAATTTCTGAAAATATATCACCTGGTGCTAATCCAGCTTGTTCTATAAGCTGTCTGTTCATCTCAATTTGATTTAAAAGAACATCTCTACTTGCACTTGAAACTGATTCCATTGTTGAAAGTATTGTAGTTAACTCTGATGCAGTAGTACCAGATTCCATTGCAACTTTAGCCAGATTAAGACTAAGACCTAACGCTTCATCTGTAGTAGCTCCTAAATCATCTCTTGCAGCTTTAAATGAAGCTTTAATATCAGACATTTCTAGTCCAAAAACTTTTCCTACTTGTTCTAATCCTTTGAACTCATAGTGTAATTTAAAAGCTTCAAAAGCTGATACTCCTAGATCTTTTCTCACATTTGCAATATCTTTAGCAAGTTGCATTGCAAATTTAGCAATCATAACAATTATAGCAACTATTTTTCCAATTGGGCCCAGCATATTTGAAAAGCTAGTCATTGTATCCCTAGCTCCTTCAGCTATACCTACAACACCAGGGAACATATTTTTTATCTCAGTACCCATTAATTTATTACTAGCAACTTGACTGTTTAAATGTTTTACTTTATCTTTTTCTATAAAAACAGTTTTACCACCACTGGTTAACTCTTCTTCTTTAGCTTCATTTATAAGATTTAGTAAACCAGTCCTTTTTTGATACATACCATTTAGAAGAGATTCAAGAGTACCTGTTTCTGCAATCTTCTTATTTATTGCATCATACTCTTGCCCAACTTGTTTTTGGGTCATTCTTTTCATTGTATTTTTTGGTTTTGGATTAGCCATAAAAAGTCTTTCAGTTATTTAATTTATTATCTTCCTAATACTTGTTTGATAACGTCAGGTAATTCATTTCTAGCCATTTGAGATTTTTGTTTGCGAGTTATAGTTTTTTCTATATTTTTTCGTGTTTGTTTTAAATCTTTCATTTGTTTAGCTAATTCAGGGTCTGATTTGCTTAAACTTCGTATAGTAGCAGATTCCAATCCTTTACCAACTAAAAGAAATAGTTTATTTATAAAGGTATCTACAATATCTTCATTAACTCGTTTATATTTGGGCATAAAATTCTCCTAATAAAATTAAATGTTATAACTCGATAATAAATATCAAAAGTGGAAAAATTACTTTGGAAATGAAGCTGTATGTTTATCTATCTCTGATTGTAACGAATCTGCTTCTTTCTTATAGAAAGTCTGTAATCGTTTTAGATAGAAAGTACGAAGATATATAGGTAAGTTGTAAGCATCACTAAAAGTGAAACCACCTTTAGAATGTAATATTAATTGAAATATTTCCTCATGAATTTGAGGTTTATACTCTGGCGGAAGGCCAAAAAAATCGTACGGTTACAGGAACCGAAACCACCGATTCCTTTCCAGCCGAATTAACAACTGTTGCACTCATATCAACATCTGGTGTAACATCTTCTAAATGTTGTCTAAATGCGAAAGAATCTCGTGATAAAAACTCATTATCTACAAAATTATTTATATGTGCCGTTGTAGAATTCCCATCAACTGATAATATCATTTTCTTTAATCGAGTAGTAAGTTCAAAACTTTGTTCTTTAGTTATTTTTCTTCTAGCTGCGATTTCAAGTGCGATATTTTTTTCATCTTCACCAGTTAACAATTTAAAGGTAAGTGGTCTTTTAGAAGATGGTAATTCAAATGTAAATTCATTTATACCTTTAGTATATTTAGTAAAATCAATTTCTACAGGTTCAAGTTTTGATAAATCAACTGACTGTTCTTCTCCATCGTACATGAATTCATAATCTTTACCATATCCCAAAACACGAGAAGCTACCATGATAGCGTTCTTATCTCCTACTAACATATCATTAATATTAATTTTTTTATCTATAACTAATGATTCCAACAATTTATCAATAACAATACCTTGTTCTATTAGATTTTGAGAAGTAAGAATATCTTCTTCTTTTGCGGTCATGTATTTTACTTCTACTCTACCACTTGCAAGTGGATGACCTTCAGGGTAGAAATATCCCTTGGATGGTAACTCTACCATCTCGGTAGGGAACTTATAAGCGTTAGCCATAAATAACTCCTTTGTGTATTAAATTAATAACCAATTATAAATATAACTTTTTTGTTCGAAATAACAAATTATTTTTTTGGTGCGAATTTCTCTTTGATTGGTTTAAGAATCATATCGAAAAGAATATCGTCATATTTTGTCGGGGTAAGTTTCACGATTTTTTCAATCGCGTAAATACCAACCAAAACATATTCCCAATTTGCTGCTATCCATTCAGTCATTTTTAATCTCCGTTTTAATTAGAATTGTAATATTGCGTAATCATATCTCAATGAAATTGAGATTTCTACAGGTGCACTCGACCCATAATCTAAATCACCAAAAGCAGCTGATTTTATCCAAGCACCTTTTAAAGTCCACTCTTCAACAACATCACCAACTGGACCTAACATATTAAACGTAACATCTTTTTTATAAAAATCTGAGTAGCCATCACGACCTGTTACTGATTCGTGAGATAAACGAACCCATTCCATTACTGCTTGTGCAGCTGATGGAACTACTGGATCGTAAAGAGTAACATCAATAGCTGACCACGCTCCTTTTCCTTTAATATACCGTTTAACATTTATATGATCTAAAGTTATTTCTTCAAACTCAATTGAAGGCCTCTTTGCTGTTTTAACTAAATAAGCTGGAACACCTTCAATATACATAATGAACCTGTTTTTAACTTTAGGTTCAAACGGGGTGAACATAATTTCTGAAGGATCTAATGTAGCCATTCTTTATTCTCCTAAAAAGTCGTTTATTTCTACTCATAAATAAATATCAATTAAACAAATTTTTAGTAAAAAGAAAAACCCCACGATAAAATGGGGCTTTTCTATTATATGCTACCTTGTATTTATAAGTTAAACTTACTCAGGAAATGTAGCTCCTGTAGGTTGAACAATAAAATCAAGTACAATGAACTCAGCTGTACGTGTTGGTTGAATAAATATCTGTCCAACTAATTGGTTTCTATCTACAACATCTGCTGTATTGTTAGAATCATCCATTACTACTCTGAAAGCACTTAAACCACTATTCTGTTGTACTTGCTCAAGATAAGGATTTACTATATTCAAGAAACGATTTCTTAGTGCTTGAGTATTTTGTTCAAATACTAAGTATCTTGATGAACTTGCAATAAACTTTCTTACTGCAATCAACAATCTACGAACATTGATTCTATCAAGTGCAGAAGGTTTGGATTGTAGTGTTTTTTGTCCGAATACTACAACACCCTGACCTGGGAAAGAAGCAATTGGATTGATTCTGTTTTCATACAAATCATCTCTTTCACTATGAGTCAATCTTGTTTTAGCTTCTAATACAGTTGTCAACCCACCACGATTCAAACCTGCTGGTGCGAACCATTCATGTGCGACTTGGTCTGTATAAGAAATAACACCTGGTATCACTACTGAAGGTGGCACCCAAACTGGACTATTTGTACTTCTATCTACAATTTTTACCCAAGGATAATAAACACCTGCATAATTTGTATCAAGAGATTTTACTGTTGATTTTGTTGTTGCAATAGTATCACCATATGCTGCTGCATCTAGTACATAAAATGCATCTGCTCTAGCTTCTACTTTAGATATCGCATGATTTGTTACCGCTGAATGTATACTATGTAGTACACCTGGGGTAACTAACAAATTAATATCGAATTCATCTGGATTACTTACAGCATTAATTGCTCGTTTATAAGCTCTAGTTCCACCTGCAGTAGTTGAAGATAAATCAAATCCTTGTGTATTTGATGTTGAAATATCATTTCCTACTGAATATGGATTTGCTGGATTATATCCGTCAAATCCCCATTGTAAAGGTACTGTAAACTTCAATTGTTGTGCTGCAGAACCTGTAAGACCTAAAACACTAGAACCAGCTGTACCACTTAATACACTACCACTCGCATCATCATGACCTAACATATTCTCTAATGAAAATAGTACATTATTACCATCAGTTGCTGCATTTGGAATTGGACCTAAATAATTATAATTATCAGTATTAGAAAAATCAAATCCATAAAATACTGTTTGGTCAAAATCACCTGCTGAAGTTGTTTGTAATCGTTTAAATGATGCAGAAGGAATCTGTGTACCACCTGGTACTGTATTTCTAACTGATTTAAATCCCATTGGTACTGAACCTTTTGGATATCTAAATACTCCATCTTCTACCATATCTGCATAATCACCAACTCTAATGTGTTTACTCAAATTAGGATGATCACCATAGTAGGTTAATTTACCATCAGAATCAATTGAAGCCCACCTATCACCTATTTTCCTTGCAAAAAAGTTTGGTGAATTTGGATCAAATGTCAATGAATCAAATTGTTCTAAAATATTATCATTATCATTTGCACCTGCTTCTTGGTTATGTACTCTAACTTGTAATGAAAATGTTCCATAATCAGACCCAGCAACATCTGTAGCTGGTTTTATATTTAAAATATTAACTTTATATGATTTATTAATATCACTACCATGTGAGCGACTATAAACTCTAAAAAGATTGTATCTATTAGAAGCAGTTGTATTAGGGAAAGTACCAGTTGGATCCTGTGATTGTATCATTGGTGTTCTTGCAAAACTATATGCAACATTACCTGTAAAGGTACTTGCATTACCTTTAGCATCAAATGTAGTAGAACCATTAGAAAAATCTAATCCTGTTCCAGAAGCACCTTGATGAACCACTACTGACGATGAACAAAGATTATCAGCATCTCCAACAGCATTACTATGCTTTTTCCAAACTTTATAAATATATACTGATGAATCAGATGTTCCTGCTTTTGTTGTTTGTGGGTCATCACTTAATACATTTGTAATAAAGTTTGCACTCGATGTATCAAAAGATAAGGTGTAATTTTCATTTGAAACATCACTACCTGAAACTCTTAATCCAAACTTTTTCCAAGTTCCTGAAACACTTGTAGTTGAACCACCATCACTAGCTGTTGCTGCAGTTAAATCTCCAGCTCCACTTGAACCACCTCTTGATGGTGCAAGTATTGCTATTGAATGTGTTGTCATCGCAGGATGACTAGCTCCAGACCCACTAAATGAACTGGATAATGCATATGAATAAGCAACCAATTCAAGTGCATCGGCAGCATAACCACCTAATCCGAGTACTCGTACTACTGTTACTACTCCTGCACTTCTTAAATATTGTTCTACGGTGTAAGGTGTGTAAAATCTTCTATCAACTCCGCCAAACATTTCTTCAAATTCTGAATAACTTGAAATTTGAGTTGGTGTAAATGCAGGGCCTTTTTTAGTTGGGCCAATAATTGCTGCACCTATTTCACCAATTGCTTGAGGTAGGAATGATAAATCTCTTTCACGGGTAAATACACCTGGCGAAACGATTCTTTCTGCCATTGTAATTCTCCTAAAAATTAAATTATTATATAAAAGCTTCGAATAACTGTAATTATTCTATAATAAGTATAATGTAACTTTCCTAAAATGTATTATTTAGGGGTTTTTTTTAAATTAATTATTTAAGCAGTCGGTGTAAATACGCCTGTTGCTGGATCGAGTTGACCTGGACCATACTTTTCATTCAATTTTGCAACCAATTCTCGTTCTTCTTGTTGAACTGTTTGATATTCTTGTTCAACTTCAGTTGTACGAGCTTCAAGAGCTTCACTTTGTTGAGTTAACAAAATTCTTTGAACAGAAAGCTGTCCTAATACCATTTGTTTTTCTTGATAATTGTTTTGTAAATCCTGTAGGGATTGAAGTTCATCTTCTGAAAACTTCATCTCTGCTGTTTCTGTAACTTGTGCTTTTTCAGCCATAACTATATTCTCCTAATTAGTATAGTATTTAATAAGTATTATGTTATTTTGTGAAATTAAATTATTTTTTAGACTTCAATAACCTTATATAAACGATCTGTTGAATCTGAACCACTTAATTGAGCAGCTTTTGCATTAGCATCACTTACATTATTAAACTCCCACACCTGCATACCACTTGATGATGCTACATAAACATTTCTTGTAGCCCAAGGTGGATCTGCAAAAGTGATACTAGCACTCACACTTGAACTTGGTGCTTGAAACAATTGTTTTACTACTCTAAAAGCCATTTATATTCTCCATTCTTCTATTAATAAATATTAACTAAATAAATATCCCTTTATTTAATATAAATATCGTTATAAACCTAAACTTTGACTTG